CCTTATCCCAGTACATGGCCCTTGAAGCTGCAATAATCATCCCAACAGCAGCATCAATTTTTTTAGCGCGTGAAATTTTTCGAGGAAAAATACACTCTTTAGCATCCTCTTTAACTACCACATTGAGAATGCACCACTTTAAAACTGGATCACCGCAAAAACGTATGCGATTTTCAGCAATCAAAACTTCAATCCAACGCATTGCCGGGTTCAAATATTCAGTTCTTTGAGGAACTTCAATTACATTTAAACCAGCATCGAGTAGATCAGCAGTCACTTGTTCAGCATGATATGGGTCATGTCCAACTTCATAAAATGGGTAGTCATTATGATGTTCAAGAATGTCTTCTTTGATACGGTTGAAATCTGTTGAAGCACCTGGTGTTTCAATCAACCAACCATCATCACGCCATACAGGGTAATCATCTGGCCGCATCTCACCATTAATTGCTTCGGTTGACTCCATTACTCTTTCATTGATGTAACTATGAGCAAAGACATACCAAATAATTTTTCCATCTTCAAAATTTGGTCGCATCTCTACCCATGAGGCAAGGTCTAATCGACTTGCCAAATCATAGCCACCAAACCCTACAACACCTTTAAATTTTTTATAGGAGACTTCAACCTCACAATTTGACACAACAGATTCAGCAAGCCAGCCATCAACCGCACCTACCCATTCATTTAAATGCTTTTGCCGAAAAATCGCTTCATTTGAAGGGGAAATTTTGCATTTATCAGCCATCCCTTGCAGATATTCAGGTTTTACCGAAATTCCATAGTTGGGATTGGCTTTAGGCCAGTTTTTAGGGTCTTTCCAGTCATCACCTTTATCTAAGCAAAAGATCATCCCGAAATAACGCTCGTGCGTTGCTTCACCTTTCAGAATTGCTACAACAATTTTTCTTTCACGATAACAAACCGAAGTTGTATCTTTTCCAGCGGTTGTAATCGCAAAAAGTAATGGTTGCGCACGAGATGCAATACCGTTTGACACAATGTCATACATACCAGAATCTTTATGAGCATGTAATTCATCAATCAAACCACAGTGAACGTTAAAACCGTCTTTTGACCCGTCCCGATCCTGTGAAAGCGCTTTAAACGATGAGTTCGTTGTCGTTTGGAAAATCGAATACTCTTGCTTAGTGATACCAAAGCGCTCTTGCATCTTTGGCGAATAAGCAACCATTGTTTTTGCCGCGCCAAACAAAATGTTGGCTTGGTCTCTAGTTGTCGCGGCAGCATATACATTTGAACCGGGTTCACCGTCGATGAATCCCATGTACAAACCGACAGCCGCCAGCCAAGTGGTTTTGCCATTCTTCTTAGCGACTTCCAGATAGACGTATGTGAAGCGACGTAAACCCTCATAATCCACCCATCCAAAAATATTGACCGTGACAAAAACCTGCCACGGTGACATCTCCAATAAATGCCGGGTTCCATCACGTTTTAATCGTGCTAGTTCCCCTTCCACATGGGGACAGGTTTCAATAAAAAAGCACGCATGTTTTGCGCGCTCTACATCAAATTTAAATTCAAAATTAATATCTGGTGGCTTCGTGCCGATCTTTAATGATGTAAGTAATTTTTCTAACTCTTCATCACCCGACCCCAATGGAATACCAGAACGATTGAGGTCATTTAAGAAACGTTTAACAGCAAATTTTTCTAGCTGCCCTGCCGTTCGCACTCCAGAGCGCACGTCATGGCAATACTGAAGTGCGATTTTGAAATAATCGCGCATAAAGACTCACTAACTAGATCGAATTGAATAGTTTGCATAAGGATCATTTTCTTCTTTCTGACCAGCATCAGCACCCAACAAATCTAATTGCTGTTGTTTATTAACCTTGACACTTGACCGCGCTCTTGGAGTTAACCCAAATTCAGCAGCAGTTTTTATAATCTGTTCTTGTAATTTATTACGCACCTGCAACCAAGCTGCCTGGACTTCAAAACCATTTGGCGTTTTAGTCACCCATGAATTGATTTCTTCCAGCTTTTCAAGGGCCTTTTCATAAGCAGCCATGTTGTCACAATGCAAACCAAAAACATCACCGTCTACAACCGATAGTAAACCCGCTTGAACCAATACAGGTCCCAAAGTATCCCAATGTTTTTTTGCGCCCCCTTTTACCCAACGAGGGCAAGGTGGCATTCCCAAAGCAACCGATGCATTAGCTTCTTGAGCATCACCATCCCGATCAGTTCGGATACGGCTGCCGCAAAGAATTTTTTCTTGTAGCCCCTTCGGTGGACGACCCATAGTTGACATAAGAACCTCCAAAAAATTTAAATCTGATTAAATATTAGAGGTATACCCCCCCTATGGACTTTTGACCACGTAAAAATTTCACGGGGGGGCGGTCTTTTCTGAGAGAGCCTTTTCGACTTTTTACCCCCTATCCCCTATTTTTTTCAAAATTTTTCCCGAATCACTCGGTAACCTGCATCGACTTCATCGAGTCGAGCACCACGTAATCGTTCATAGATTTCAATTCGTGGTGTGGTTTCATTATTCCAAAGCACATACAAACTTGAGTTTGCTTGAACTACAACCCCAACATCATCAAAGCCCTTGATGTCATCACGATAAACAACTGGATCACCGAGCAATATAACTTCACGTTCACAACTCATGCAGTCACCGCCTTGAAGTGTGAGTGATGCAAGCGATGTACAAAGCCATCAGCATCACTAACTTCAACCATGTTTGCAGCTACTGCTGTAACCATGAATTGATCTGTGAATTTGCAATCAAGCGAATCAATTGCATAACCAGTTGAAGGCAAAACAAAGTCACCAGTCTTAAACTCGTTTTCACTTTCTCGATTAGCTTTGCTTGGTGATTGAACTGGTGACCAACTTCCTTTGTCTTCGGTTGCTGTCTTACGGTCATGGCATGACTTGCAAAGCGGTTGCCAATTGTTCTTATCCCAAAACAAAACCTTATCACCCTTGTGTGGGACGATATGGTCAACAACCGTGGCAGCTTCAACTAATCCGCGCTTTCGATGGTCCGCACACAGTGGGTTCTCATCTAAGAATTTTGTTCTTTCTTTTTCCCAACGGGCATCATAGCCGCGCTGGTGTGCTGTGCCCCGCTCCCGATCTTTTTGTTTGATTCGGTTTTGATGCTGGTCACAATAACCTTTGTTCGATGCGAAATCTTTACAACTGCCCACAAGACATGGGCGCTTAGCTCTTTGTGGTGGACGGCTGGTCATACAATCACCATTTAATTTTTCCGCACACCTCAGCCCATTCTGACGGTGTACTAATCTCAACTGTGTAACCACGAGCTTTCAATTCTTGGAGATATGCATCAGTTAATTTCTTATCTTCTTCGAGATAGTAAGGAAGATCCATTGCACAGAATGTTTCACCTTTCTTAGTTTGACGGTTGATAGCACCTTCAATTTGTTTCTTACATTTTTCAAAAGTTCCAGGTTGAGCCATTTCTTTCTCCAAAAAAGAAGCCCGCATGTCCAAGGAAGTCATGCGGGCTTTGAAAGAGAGCTTTTCAGCTCTGAAGGAAACTACAGCGTTTAATACAGTTTTCCATTGTGGTAAAAACTAACTTAAATTTGTTTTTGTGTCAATAACTAACTTTTAGTTAGTTTTATAGACCTGCTTAAAAATCTTTTCTTCACCTGTTTTACACACCTGATTAAGTTCTTCTAGAACCTGATTTATGTAAGCTTTTAAATGATCATGGACAGTCGTTGAACTAAAGCCAGAGATAACACTACGATTGCGAACAGTCGGCTTATAATCAGCCGATACTAAACAGAACTCAACCAAGGCAACACGAACAATCGCCAAGTGATAATCTGTTTTCACACCAGCTTTAATAAATTTGTCTTGATACTTTGCAAGCAACAACTTACTAAATAACTCAACGTTATCGATATTATTTGCACCCAAATACTTTAAGCGGAATAAATTATCCTGCAAAGGAGTTAATTTTGCATAACTCATAGCAATGCATACGTCCGAAGCAGTCAAAGCTCCATGATTTCCCGAAGGGATAGCTTCATAATTGGTTGTTTTGGGATTTAGCAAACGCAAATATTTTTCCATTTTTTTTAATCCTCAAAATTCCATGTGAATGATGTGAATGGTTGTGTGAATGATTTTGCCCAATCGTTCACATAGAAACATGAGTAAAAACAATAAATTGTATTACATGTGAATGATGTGAATGATTTATGTATATTTCCTCGCGTGAGAGTGTTTTCGCTTATGTTTAATTTATGAACAATATTTGAATTAAATTGATTTAATTGAATCAATAAGCGATATTTTCTCTCACGTGCGCGCGCAAGAAAATGGTTCACATCATTCACATGGTTGTTGTATGCATTGGTATGTAATGCTTTGAGCGTGTGAATGATTTGCTGAAATGGTTCACATGACCATTCACATCGTTCACATATGAAGCTCTTATTGTGCGTATTTTGCTTCAGGAACATCATTCACCCCGTCTAAGCTATCTTGAAATTGTTCGATTTGCAACCCCAGCCAAAGTTGTTCTTGCTCACCTTCAGGCTTTTCACCAATGACAATGACTTTGTTTTGTCCATTACTTCGGGAACCTTTCCAATGTTTAGCTCTATCACTTGGAACTACACCATGCTTTTTACCTTCAATAATGAACCTCTTCATGCTTATCTGGTGCTCACCTGTCGATCTTGACCAAAGGCCAAAGGCTTTATAAAGCTGCTCAGATTTACATGAGACGTAAGGGTATTTAGTGTCACCGTTTTTCCATTCATGATAAAACGTGTCAAAGCCCGCCCTTGAATAATCAATCATAGTTTTCTTAGCACGCGTCATAGGTGGCTTTAAGTGCTCATGAAAATCTGTTAAATCCAAGTTCATGAGATAGGTGTAAAACGCTTGCACACCGTTGGTTTTGATTTCATGCATTACCCTTTCATGTAATGCCCCATCCAAATCTTTACCGGGGTTAAGTACTAAGAATCGGCGGTCTTTCTCTTCAATCGGTAACGGTTGAGTATTGTTTGATAAAAACACTGTGTTTAGATGGTTATTCATTTCCCAACCGGAAACGAATTTCTTACTCACATAGAGCGTTTCACCAGTAATGAGATGCTTGATCATACCCATAACGTTATGTTTTTTCTTATTATCAACAATTTCCTCAAACACACCGAAAAGCTTATTTTCAATCCATTCATTGTATTGGTTATCAAGTTGTGCCTGTCCAACGGTTGTATGATATTCGCCATAAATCTTTTTCATGATGGTGCCGAACATTAATGATTTACCAGAGCCATGAATATGACCATGCATTAGCACACATGTAGCCATCTTCGCCCCAATGTTTTGAAGCGGGAAAGCAAGCCATTTTAATAAAAACTGAACCGCTTCAAGTTCTCCATCGCAAAGGTCATTGATCAAGGTCATGATACCCTTACAATCTGCATAAGCTTCAGCACGAGTCAATTGTTCCCCATGCTGATCACGCATCACATCAATGTTCAATCCA